CTCGCAAAATAGTTGCTGTAAGTTCGCTTGTTTGAAAATCTATGTTTTCTCCCTGTGTTTCTGCGCTTATCTTGCCAACATCAAAGCGGCATTTTTTCAAAATCATAGGCACATAGCTTGTGACACCTGCGCTCATGTATCGGATAATATAACCGATACCCACAAACGGGGCCGCATCTGCGGCGCTGTATTCGTAATAATTCGCGCCGCCTTCGCTTGCCTGCGTAATTCCGTATATAAATTTGGCGGCCTCATCAAAAAGGCCGTCAACCTGCAATGTCGCTGTTCCACTCATAAATATGCCCCCGGCCGTTTCTGCGGCCACATTATCGGCATAAAAAATATTGTTGTCGCTAACTTCCGGCTCTATACTAACATTAACACCACGTGCCAACGCCATTCCGTTGGTATAAGTCACTGCGCCGCTGTTGTTGTTATAAAGTGCTACAAAAGGCTTGGAAAATCCTGTTATAACTCTACCATTTGCCATGCTGTTATCTCCTTTTTTATTTTATTATCTTTTTTATTTCGTTATCAAATGCGGCAACCATTTGCCGCTCTACTCTTTTTTTATTTGACCTCGTGGTTTTATCAACAAATGGGCTCGACTGCAACCAACTTGTGCCACTCTCGATTGAACGGGCTATCATTGCGTTCGGTTTGCCCTGAGGCCAGTTTTTTGTTTTGTTGTCATTGTAACCGTCAAAGCCTATTTTGGCATTAAATACGCCGTCTCTATTCGATATAGGCGTAATACCTAAGCCACGCAAAAGCCCGGCACGCTCTATTTCTGTGATGCCGTGCGCCCTGCCTCCGTTTTCACTGCGGCTAAATTTTGGTAACTTTTCTATTGCCGTGCGCATTTCATTTGTCAGTAAACCGGCTCCTTCATAAATTGCCGCTTTTATAGCTGGCTCCGGGTCGGCAATTTTATTTAATTGTTTTAAATATTCGTCTAAACCGGTGATTTTTAAATTTGCCATTGATTAAACCTCAAACGCCCACGAGTAATGAATAAGCCCGGTGCTGTCTTCGTATTGCACTGCGTCCAATACCCAACCAAAAGGCATTTTTAATTGTAAGCCTTGTAACCGTGACTGGATGTCGTCCACTAACGGGTCAAACTCCTTTTTAGTATAAAAATCAATGTTGCCGCCTATTGCTTGTAAATCTTTAAAATTATTTACATCCAGCCGGCTATTTTCGCCGTTTTCAGCCCAAACAATGAACGGTGCCCGGTCATTATTTATCGGTCGCCAATAGTGGAAAGTGGCCGGTAAAACCTCAACGAGCGCGGCTTGAATTGCTTTTAATTTAGTTGTCAACAATGTCATAAAATGCCCCCAACTTTTCAAGGGTCAAATCCGTAACGGCCAACCCGGTATTATCTGTCAGTTGTTGCACGGTGTCAATTCTATATTGAATATCGTTAATAACTGCATACTGTCCGGCGGTTACATCTGCTCGCCATATTCGTATAAGCAGGTCAATTTGCTTATTTACGCCATGCGCCGCATAAAGGCGGTTATAACCGATTGAGCGCCGCCCAAAGTAAAAAGAGTTTAAAGGCTTTAACACCTCTTTGGGCATTTCTCCCGGCTTAGCTGTGTTATTTAATTCGCATACTGTAACAATTCCGTCATCAAGTAGCATCTTTGTCACCGCCAAAAATTCGATTATTTAAAGCAAAGCGCAACATGCGGGGCATCGGGTTATCGCTCTCGGCTCTATGCCTGTACAAGTAAGCCGCATACATAATTTGCAAGCTGTTATCCTCGACTGTATCTTTAAGTGTTACGCCCTCACGTGCAATTAAAGCGAGGGCCGTGTCTAACAGCCCCCGCAAATAATCGTCGTGAATGTCGGTTAGTATTTGCAAATCATGTTTCAAAATCGTCAATTTTTCCTCATTTGTCATAATTTGCCCCCGTTATTATTTAATTAGCTGTATCGGTCGCAAAAGTAACATCCGCTGTCGGTGCTGTTGAACCGTTCAAATTGATAGCAACAAAGCCCTCAGCGATAACCGGGCGGCCGTCATATCTTGCAGTCGCTTTAAATACGGTATTATCTTGTATGTACTGCACTTCACTGCTGCTGCCCATTGTCGCGCCGGCTCTTTCTGCCAGTAAATACAAATCGCCAAAGCCGCCGATAATTACACCGTCCGGGATAAAATCCAACACTTCAATGGTGCCACCAATTACCGGCATTTCGCCATTTACACCGCTGACGATTGCGCCTGCCGCATTGATAGAGAGAGACAAAGCAATGAGGGAAGTGTAAGTTACTTCATTCATTGCCCAGAATTTTCTGCCTCTCGAATATTCGCTCTTTGCCCGGCCGCTTGCTGTTACAAGTGACTTAAATTTTGCGATATCAGTTGAACCGCTTACGCCCAGCATATTTGAGGTATGCAGGTCTACCCATGCGCGAGTGTCATGCGGGTCACTCGGGTCTTCTGTCTGTGCAAGCCTTGTAAAAATACCCAGTGGCATTTTTGTGCCTGTACCGAAAAGGATTGCCTTATCGAGCGCTTTTCCGATTGAATGACCCAAAGTCACCATAATTGTCTGCGCAAAGTCCACATCGCTGTCTTCAAGTACGGCGTTACAAACAGGAATAAAACCGCCTACTTTGTAACCGTCAACTTCTACAACTCCGAAATTGATACTGAGTTCGTTAAGTTTGCCGCACATTTCAGTCCAAACGGCCTCCGGGTCAATGCCCATGACCGGTTGTCTTGCGTTGCCGCTAACATAGATGGATTTTACATGCTTGTAAAGTTTTGAGTACTCGATAAGATTTTCACGGATAATGTCAAGAACCACAGTCGGTATTAAAAGGGCACCGCCTGTTATTGCTCTTTTTTCTGAAATTGCCTCTTTTGCTCTTGTCAAAAAGCCTTTTACATCTTCACGGGCAACAAATTCCTCTGCCTGTGCCCTTGTCATACCGAAAAATGATTTTGTTCTTACTTCCATTCGTTTATTTTCCTTTCGTTCATTTGTTTGTGGCCGGGCTAATTTTTCAGCCTCGGCCAGTTCTATTTCAAGGCCGTTTATTTCGTTTTCTAAGTTCGTTATAACTGCCCCGCTGTCCTTTTTATCCTGCTCAAACTTTTCTATTGCGGCATCAACCCGGTCTTGCTGTTCCTTTGTGTCTGCGGCATCAATAGCCCATTCAATTTCCTTTTCACGCCGTTCAAATTTTTTAAAATCTTTGCGGCATTCTTCAAGAATTGCTCTTTTTTCGTCAATTCGCTTTCTGAGCGCCATTGCTTTCAGTGCCATGGTTATTTAACCCCCTTTAATTTGTTAATTGCATTACTGCGCCATATTTCAAGCCGGCGCACTCTTGCCCGTTCAAAATCCTTTTTGCGGGCTTGTACTTCGGTTTCTTCATACCGAGGGAAAGTCACGATACTTACTTCATACAGTTTAACTTTTTTAATCGTTACAACTGTTTTGGTATCCTCATAGTCGGTATCTTCTTCGAGAATGTCAAATCCGAAACTACATTGATAAACGTCGCGGCGTTTAACTCGCTCGTAAAGGTTCACCGCCTCTTGGTCGTTTGCATTTATTAAGATTTTACCCCTCAGGCCGTGGTCGTCGGTTTTCAGCTCCAATGTACCGGCGCCAGTCCTGCCTAACACCTTCGCCGTGTCGTGGTCAACTAAGGCTTTTATATCTTCGTCCAATGCGCCAACAAAGGCCTCCGGGTCAATTTGCTCAAAGTAGCCCGGCCACATTTCATACAACGAATTGAATACCGCAAAATAACCCTCAATTATAAGGTCGTCCCCCTCGGCTCGTGTTGTAAATTTCCCAACATTTGCAAAACTTTTTTTATTGTTCATAATATCACCCCTTTCTTTATTTATTGCCGCCCGTCAGCTTGCTTTGGTCGTCAATTCGGTCTAAGTTTATAAAGTTCTCCAAAATTTTAAGCTCGTCCAATCCTTCAAGCGGTGATAAGCCTAACCAGTCTCTCACTTCGTTACCGGTCATTATGCCTCGTGTAAATTCGGCATTTGCGACAGTTGCAAGTTCCGTCATATCATATCTGTAAAGACTACGGGCGTTAAATTTAAAATAAAATTTTGGATTCAGTAATAATTTGCGGGTCAATTCTTGCTCTATAATAGAAGCAAAATATTTAACTCTTGAACTTATAAAGTTATTCCATTCTGCGGCTTTAAATTCTCCCACACCTAAAACAAACGCCGGCACACCGATTATGGCCGCCACCGTTTGCTTGTCTAATTTCACACTGTCATTTATTGCCAAATCCGCAAGGGTCAATGGGCGAACCTGTTCAACTTGCACTGCATCAGCCGGCAAAATCCACGGCTCGCCCCGTTCATTTGTTTTGACGTAATTATCTAACAATTTACGGCGG